AGCTATTGGATTGGTAGTGATATTCAATCTATTTAAGCAATGGCAGGATTATTTACAGGAAAATGCTGATGTGAGCAAAGTCTGGGAATCGGCGTTGCAAAGTCTTGGCACTGCATTAGGAGCAATCAGCGATTTAATAATGGCTGTTATTGGAGCAATATTTGGTTTCAGCACAAAATCAAGCGATGCGAAAGATAAAACTAAGATATGGGGAATGACTGCTGATGAAGTGAAACAGAAACTGGAATCGTTTAAGGAAAATGTAGATAAATTCACCGAAAGAGTTCAGGAAATGTCCAAATGGGTTGATGAAAATAAAGAAAAAGTGAAAATTTGGGGCGGAGCTTTCTTAGGATTAGCATTTGGAGTTGGTATCTTGTGGGCTTTAACCGCTGCACAGAATGCATTTAATGCCGCTGCCGCAATGAATCCATATGTCTTTATTGCAATGATTATAATAGGAGCTATTATACTTATAGGTTTTTGGTTAGTAGATTTATACAATAAAAATGAAACTTTTAGAACTGGTGTTAATGAAGTCTGGATGCAAATTCAAGCATTATTTACAACAGTTGGTGGAATTATACAAGGTGTATTGCAACAAATAGGACAAGGTTTTATAGATTTGATGAATAAAAATCCTGAACTTAAAGCAATTGTCGAAGCATCATGGAATTTTATAAAAGATCATATTGAATTGGTTGTAGGTTTTATTATTGGTGGACCATTTGGAATGCTTGTAGCAGGTTTGATTAGGTTGTATAGCGAACACGAAACAGCAAGAGCAATTATAGACGGAGTTTGGGCCGGAATATCGGCTGTAGTCGGTGGTGCTATTTCAAGTATAATTGGATATATAAACAATGCAATCGGAGCAGTTAAAAATTTAATAGGAGCATTTAATAGTTTGCTTAGTTTAGATTGGGGTGGCGTAGGTAGTCATTTACAAGGATTTGGCGGAAATATTGTAGGAATGGGGAAAAATGCTATAAATCTCATGCCTGGACACACAATTGACAGAGGAATTAAAGCATACAATAACGCTTATAATAATTCTTTGGCTAAATCCCAATTTAAACATAATAAAAATTTACCTAAAACTTCCAATGTGTATAATTATTTCCACAAAGCAGTTGGAACCGATAACTTCCAAGCTCAAGGTGGCGGTGGAATGACTACTATTGATGAACACGGAGATGAAGCTATTTGGCTGCCTAACGGCTCTATGGTTGCGAGAAATACGACAACTCTTGATATGTTAAATAACTTAAAATCTATTAAGAAAAATACACGTGGCGGTGCAAAAGAAGCAGGAGCAGTTGTTACAAATAATAATAAATTTGTATTCAACGTAAACGGAACTGATGAAACGTTGCAGGAATTAAAGCGTGAACTTGAAAAATTAGGAATAGTGTAAAGGGGGTATAGAATGCAAGTAATGGATTTTCTAAAAACAAAATTTACCGAGTTTGAAACAATGAGAGATAAATTAGAAAAAATGTATTTGGAATATTTCGGTGTGAAGCCTAACGGCTTTCTAGGCACTATACCTCTTTTAGTTCTCTCGACTGATTATAGTCAAGACAATGAAATAACAGGGTATAAATCGTATTTGAAAGATAATTTTAACGAAAATATGTTTGTAAATCCGTATACGTTAAAAATCGAAGTAATTTTGCATGGCAAAGAATGGAAAGATGAACTTGAAAAACTTGTAAAAGAATCAAGAAAAAGAAATTACACAATGTTTATGTATACTAAGTTCGATAAGATTTATGCACCTCTTGCAATTACAAGTGTAAGCTATTCTGAAAATTATGAAAGTTACACAAGTATCAAAGTTTCAATAAATTTAAAAGAAATAAACTTGCTTAAATTTACTACAACAGACGGAAAAACAACTACAGGAGTATATGTTCCTGAAACAAGTATTCAAAATAAAGAGACTGAATTGAAAATTCCAAGCGACGCAATGAGTGAAAGATATTCAAACGATACAAGGATGGGAGATGTTATGAAGTGAAAAAGCTATATAATTTTGATATCTCGTATAAGAAAAATGGTAAAAGCAGTTACAGAATCTTGCTTGATGATGGAGAAAAAACACTCGTAACAACATTGGGCATTTACAATATAAATGGGCTCTGGTATTTGGATATAAAGACTGATAACGAGGACTTGCATATTGGACAACGGATTAACACTTATGAAGATTTATTTCTGATATGCAGAAGAAGATATAAGGAATTTCCGAACGTTAAAATGATAGCTTTGCCAATCAATTTGAATGGCTTTGATGTTGAATTTACAACAGAAACGGCTGGAATATTGCAGGATATTATGGTGGTGGTTTAATGGCTGAAAATACAGAAAATATGCAGAGCAACGAGAATAACAGCAGTTATTATATTTTGTGGGACAGATATGCAAAAGTAACTTTTAAAGTAAAAAATGGAAGCGAGACAGAAGAAATTGAGTTTGAAAGATTTCAGGTTGAAAATGGCATTGATTCCTCACCTGATTTCGAGATAGAAACAGAGTTTGATATTACAGAAAGCACTAATATTGCTAAAATTGTTATCTATAACTTAACAGATGAGATGATAAAGAAACTGAAAAAAGGTGTGGAAGTAGTTATCGAAGCTGGGTACTGGAATGATGGTGAAAATAAGGATATTGGAGTTATCTATAAAGGGATTATCGAAAGTTTAAAAGGCAGCTGGAACAATGCTGATAAGAAATTTGAGATAACTTGCAATACTTACAATGATGAATACAAGGACACAAAAATCAATTTGAAAGCAGGAAAAGGGACAAAAGCAAGTACGATTATAAAACTTATTTTATCTAAGCTGGATAAATTAAAGACTGGAACAATAGAACTTGGAAAAGATATTGACTATAAAGATGGCAAAACTTTGCACAACAATATCAAGCATATTTTCAAGGAACTGGCAAAAGATACAAAAAGTGTTTTCTTTATAACAAATGGAGTTGTTACATTTCAGCCACGAGATAAGATAAATAGAGGTGTTCTGGAATTTGACGCAAACAGGTTTCAAGATGTAAAGGAAAATGATGGAACTTATACTTTAAAAGCAATATTTGACCACAGATTTCAGGAAGGCTTTAGAATGAATTTGGACTTAAAAAAAGAGTTTGAACAGCTAGAAATCAAAGGGGAGTATCTTATAACGAAAGGCAAACACGTAATGAATTTTAAAACGGATGCCTACACAGAATTGGAAATTAAAACTAAATTTGATGATGAGGAAACTAAAAAGGCTAATGAAATTGAGATTGTTACAGGTAAAAATGGTAAGAATGAAAAGGCGTCTAAAAAGAAAAAGAAAGGCGAAAAAAATAAGAATAAAAATAGTAACAAAAAAGAAAGTAGAAAAGATAAAAAAACTAAAGATACTAAAAAAAGGTAGCAAAAAAATCTAATATTAAAAGTCGCGGAAAAAAAAGAAAAAGACTGGGACAGAATTGTAAGAACGTATGGAGTAGGAGGTAAAAAATGAGAAAAAAGACGGTAGGTGATCATATTGAAAGTATGATAAATGGAAGTTTTGATAATTTAAATACTCTTGCAATAGCAAAAATTGTGGAAGTAGACAATTCAAATATGAGTTGCAGCATACAAATGCTTGATATTCCTGAACTTTTTGGTACTCGTGATGAAGTAGAAATAATCGAAAACGTGCCGATTGCTCCAATTTTTTGGGGTAGCAAATGTAAAATAAATGCTCCATTATCTGTAAATGATAAGGTTTTGGTAGCGTTTTGCCAGCACGATACGTTCAATGCCCGTAACGCTTCTGAACCTTGTGAGCCAAACTCTAGTGCTAAGTTTGATATAAATAACGCTATTGTAGTTGGGCAGATAACGAGTGACGCAGAAAAGAATATATCTAACAACTTCTATATTGCTTACGGTGGAACGCTTGTAACGATAAATGAAAGTGGAGTTAGTATAAAAGGCAGTTCTATAAACATAAGCGGAGCAGTAAGTATTGAAGGTGATTTAGAAGTGAGTGGAGACGCTACAATTGGCGGAAAATCATTCTTAAGTCATACTAATGGCGGTATGCCGTTGGATTAGGATATAAATAAGGACAATTACAATTAAATACAATAACTGTGATAAAATAATTAAAAAACTATTGACTTTATACGTATTTTGATGTATAATGTGTTCGAGGTGATTAGGATGCCAATGAATTCAAAAGAAATGATTAGATTTTTGAAGAGAAATGGTTTCACCGAAATAAAAGGTGGAAAAGGTTCTCATAAAAGATTTAAGAATTTCGATACCGGTAAGGTAACCGAAGTGCCTTGTCATAGTGGGGAACTTAATAAGAATCTCGAAAGAGCGATATTAAGACAAGCAGGATTGAAATAAATCCTGTTCCCCATTTCAAAAATAGGAGGATAATTATGTATGTAGTGTACCCAAGCATTTTTTCTAAAGAAAAAGAAGGCTATAGCGTTCATTTTCCTGATTTAGGCGGTGCAACATGTGGCAGCGATTTAGAAGATGCATATTATATGGCGACAGACTATATAGGAACGGTCTTAATGGAAGATTTTTTAGAAAAAAAGGAACTTCCAAAAGCAACAGAAATGGGAAAAATAGATATAAGAGCCTATTTTGAAACATTATACGATAAAGATACAGAAAAGAAAGAAATAGAAGAAGCTGTAAAAAATTCATACACAACTTTGGTTGGATTAGATTTACTGAAATATGTTAAAGAAACACAAAAAACAACGGTTAGAAAAAATGTAACTATACCAAGCTGGCTTAATGAAACAGCCAAAAGATATAATATAAATTTTTCAAAAGTGTTGCAAGAAGCCTTGGAGAAAGAATTGGAAATAGAATAGTTTTTTAAAAATATTTAAAATCACAGTTATTAATTTAACTGTGATTTTTTTGTTACAATTTTTTTAGAAAGGCAGTTGATATGAAAAGTGTAGAAAGTTGGCAAACCGAAAAAGACGAAAACAAAGAAATTGATATTGTAATGGGCAAAAATATAGTATTAAGTTCTGAAATAGAAAAAATAAGACTAAGGCTTGAGAATAAGTTGAGATTGTTCTTTAATGAGTGGTTTTTGCACAAGAACGAAGGCATTTACTGGATTAAAAGAAATGAAAATAACGGACAGATAGGAAACTTGTTGGAAAAGTTCAATATTGAAACTCAAGTGAAAGAAACTATTTTAGCGGATGAAGATGTAGCAGAAATAATAAAATTTGAAAGTGATTTTAAAAATGGAACCGGAAATTATAATTTTGATGTTGAAATATTATTGAAAAATGGTAAAACTTTGACAATTTAGGAAAGGAGGAACAATGGATTTTGGAGTAACGGATACAGGATTTGTATTAAAAAGTTTTTCAGATATTATGAAAGATATAGAAAAACGGTATAAGGCAAGACTGCAGGACAATGAATATACTTTAGATTTTAATACTCCCGAAGGTATTCATTCAGAAGCAATCGGATTTGAGTTATCAAAATTATGGGAAGAGCTTTTAGATTTTAACAATCAAATGAATCTAAATACAGCAACTGGAATATATTTAGACTATTTTGGAACTTTGTTAAGAACTCCACGAAATCCAGGAGCATATGCAACTGGACAGGTAA